ACGACGGCCTTGCCTGTCACCTTCGAGGACATCGTGACCGACTTGGTCAGGGTCTCAAGGGAGATCAGGTCGCCGTAGTATTGCTCGATGTAGGAGCGACCGTAGTCTTCGGCTTCAACGAAAGACCAGCGGAGGAACAGGAAGGGCATGTCATCCTTCGGATACGAACCTTCGGAACTCGGGACCTTCTGGCCCTCGAACTCCTGATGGATGTTGTATCGGTCGGACTTGTTATCCCACTTGATCCATGTGTAGAGAAAGAGTTGAGACTTGGGTGCGCCCATAGCGATGCCTGTCTCTTGCTTCGCTTTATCACCAGCGAGAGCGGCTACCTCATCGGGCAGCGTATCGAGATCGACGGCTTCCTTGATGATCCCTTCAATGACGAAGCCAGTGGGATCACGGCGCACGACGTACTTGTCGAGAGAGTATTGACGACCACCGAAGACTGCATCGATTTGCAGGCAGGTGTTGCCGCCGACGATCAGGTGCTTGAACACAGGGTCCATCACCGGACGGATAGCCTTGGCTTCCATCCACCGCTTCATGCGGCTCTCGACTTTCATCAGACCTTGAGCGACTACTGTCCTTACGGCTTCCGCTTCCTGCTGCGACAAGGCAGCGAGTTCCTCAAGCTCAGCGTCTCCCAACTGCATCTTGGCAGGAGAGACGTTGACGGGGAACAGGGAGAGCATCAGCTTAGACGCTAGATTGTTCACACCACGCGCACCAAGAGACTGGTACGGCGTGTCGTATGTGGAACTTTCGTTAGCGCCTTCGAGTGGAAAGAGGTGCGGGATCGTAAGTTTCGCGCAGCTACGCGCCCGCTCCAGATATTGATCCCTCTTTCCGGCCAGTGCCGCGTAGCGAGTTGCGGCGTTGGTCATCAGTTATTCCTTGATTAGCGTGGGATGTTCAAACCACCCAGCGGGATGGTCAGAGCCGAACGGCCACGGCGCTTGGAAGCAAGCTGGTCGCCTTCACCGAAGCCCTCATCGACCACCGGGGTCTGGGGCTTTTCATCAGCGACGGGCGGCGGCGGGGGCGCAGGCGGCTTAGGCGGCTTCGGGGTCTTCATGCACATTGAGTGGGTCCTCAAACTGTTGTTCATCGTACAAGGCCCTGAGGTGGCGCACGACCTTCTGAGTACCAGCCTCGTGATGCACCAGTGCGGCGATCTCGTGGGGCAGGGCTTCTGGTCGGGCGGCTATCTGAGCCGGGGAGTAGACCCGTTCGAGGTACTCGACGAGGTCTCGGGAAATGGTGGGAGTATCACGCATAGGTGTTTATTCCGGTAATGGAAGGCCGAAGGGTAGGATTTTACGCCTACCCTCCTGATTTTCCTAGAAGATCAGAGTACGGACTGACCTCTAAGCTGATTGATCCGCATCTCTGCGTAGCGACGGACCTTCTCCAAGTCGGTGATTTCCGACTGGACCTGATCCATCCCATCGTAGAGCTTCGAGCCTGCCCTGGCGGCGTACTTAATGATGTTGCCTCGCCAGAACTCGATGCCGTTCTCCATGATGAACGTGATCGGCTCGACCTTCCACTTGGCGTAGTGGTCGGGGCGCTTGACGATCTTGTCCACATGCTCACCGAAGGGTGTCGGCTGGGACGCTGGGTGGGCAGAGGGCCGTTCGTTAGTCACTCGGGCGTCCTTCATCTCTGAACAGTTCTTGGCGGCTACGTTAGTCAGGCAGTGGTCTTTGCGGGCGCTTCCGCAGTACCAGCACATGGTGTCCACAGGATCGGTTCCTTCTTCTTGAAGTCATAGTCGGTGGTTCGGAGGATGCGAGCGCAACGCGCCTGCACCAGTGCGTCTTCTTCGGTCAGGCCCTGCTTCTCGTAGGCTGCTACGATAGCCAGCCATCGATCTTCCACAGGAGTGCTGTCCAGCAGTCGCTCAGCCTTGACCTTCCCGATGCCGGGACATCCGGGGTAACCATCGGTAGGATCGCCTGTGAGGGTCTGCAGGGCATGAAACCGATCTGCATCTTCATCTGATATGAAGCGCGGCTTGTCGTCTCGGTCGGAGTTCCAGTAGTATCCGGGGATACAGCCGAAGTCCTTGTCAACCGAGACGATGATCTTCTGCCCACGGATGATCTTCTCGTTCGTCGAGAGGATGCCGAGGACATCATCGCCTTCAAGCGAAGGACGTGTGAAGGAACGGTACGTTTGCTCGCACCACGCCTTGACATCATGGTAAGCCAGAGGCTTCCTCTTATCCTTGCGGTTACTCTTGTAGGCAGGGAAGATCGTCTTGCGGAAGTTGTCTTTGTCAGAGAACGCGAAGACCACGTCCGCCTCGAACCTCTTGGCCCAACGGTTGACTTGGTCCTTGATGTTCTGCTGCGCTTCGAGCGGATCAGAGTGTAGCGTGTGAACGTCTTCATCCCATCGAATGTCCTGCTCGACGGCAGTGGTGGCCCTGTAGACCACCACGTCACCGTCTATGAGTAGAGTTACCTTGTCCATCAGTCGTCCTTGGAGAACGGTTCTCGGATGCCGTACTTCTTGCGCAGCATCTCTTGGTAGTCGTCGTAGTAAGCCGACTGCACAGCGTCAGAGGGAAGCTGCCAGAGGCTGCGGAACCAATTCGTGATGACCTTTAACATGCTTCTTGTCTCCTACTTGTGGGATGAACTTCTCAACGATAGATGCGGCCTTGTCCACCGTCATCTGATACCATTCGCCGTTGTCCTTCTTGCGTCCGCGGTGGAACGCATGTTCGACAGCGTGAACGTCGGGCACATGGAAGGTTCGCTCACAGACATAGTCCTTGAACGGAGAGTACATCTGGTACGCAGCCACTCGCTTGTCAGCGTCGAGTGCCTTGCCCACCTTCACCCAGCCCGGCCACGCGGGATTGGTGATGATGTAGATGTAGCCTTCCTTGGTCTTCTCGGTCTCAGCCACTGCGTCACCGAAGAAGCCCTCGATGATGTAGCGACCAGGCTTGTGGAGAGGGTGCTTCGTGGACACATGGTTCCCGTTCACCCACATCCTGTTGGTGTTGCGGTTCTGCAGTCGCTGATCGCGCTTCTTCTTACAGTCGTTGCAGACGTAGGACTTGATCTTCTGTCGGGACAGGAGCCAGTTGTCGTTCGTCAGTACTACCGAGCAGTCAAGGCAATGCTTCGTCATTAGTGAGTCTCCTTCCAGTTGTTACCAATCTCGAAGTTCCCAGCCAGCGGGCAACGGAACTTGAGTATCTCGCCAGCCTTGGCGATGGACTTCGCGGCCATGTTACCGACAGCCTCAGCGACCATCGGGTTAGCTTCGATCTGCCACTCGTCGTGGACGTTGGCGCAGAACTCGTAGTCGCGACCGGGCACGAGACCTGCGGCTTGCAGATCACGATCCAGTTCGACCAGAGCTACCTTCATGGCGATGGCACCTGCCGACTGCAGCAGCGTGTTGAACGCCGAGTGAGCCGAGCGGCAAGACAGGCGACGACCATCGATGCCACGCAGGGCACCAACGGAACGGACCTTGTCCTGAACCTTCTCGATCACGGTGTTCAACGCAGGCAGCGAGGCCATCAGTCCCTTGCGAGACTTCAACCCACGCCGACGCTGGACCTGTTCGTCAGTGCCACCGATCAGGATCGCGCCGAGCTTGATGTCACCAGCGCCGTAGATGAAGGCGTAGAACCAAGTCTTGGCGATGTCGCGCCCTGACAGTTCCACTCCATCCACCTTGTACTTGGCGGTAGGATCAAGCCCGATAGCCCGAGCGTTCTGCGAGTGCATGTCCGTACCCTTGGACTTGTCACCCTTGAGGACCACGTCGATGTATGCGCCGTCGTCGAACGCCGCCATGTAGTGAGCAAGGCAGCGCAGTTCGAGGGCGTCAGCGTCACAGCCGATCAGCTTCCAACCCGGACGTGGGACGAACAGTTCACGGAACCGCTCACCGTAGGGCGAGTAGTTGGCAGGTATCTGCGCCATGTTCGGACGACGATGTGTCATCCGGCCAGTGACCGCACCATTGGTGATCACCTCACCGTGGATGCGACCGTTGCGCTCACGCTTGATCAGGGCCTCGTTGCCCTCAGCAAGCTGACCGATCCGCTTCTGCACCGTGAAGTACTCAGCCAGCAGCTTCGCCTCAGGATAGGGCAGCATCGAGAGAACGCTGTCGTCTACCTTAGGCTCACCCTTGGGAGTGAACTCCTTCGGGGTCCAGCCATG